TCCTTTCTCTTATCTGAAGGGATTCAAACCGAATCAGTTCGATGTCCTGCGTCTTCGGAATTAACGCTGGGATTTGGAATGGTTCAGCCCAGATTGGAATCGGTCACCCAGGGACATGGTTCTTACGGGCCGTTAGTTGCTGCATGGTCTGAACGTGTTCTTTCCCGCAAACTCTTTGACTGGCAAATCATTGCGTTGACCGGACAATTGACTCACGATGAAAACGGAGACTTTGTATTCCGTGAGGCCATGTCTTCATGTGCGCGGCAGAACGGCAAGTCCGTTGCTTTGACTAGCCTTTGTGGTTGGTTCGTAACTGACTGGTCAGCGATGCGCGGAAAGCCGATGCACGTTCTTTCAGTTGCCAACAAACTTGATCGCGCGGTTGCAATCTTCAACGAACTTGCTCCGGTACTTGAAGCACAATTTGAAGCAAAGGTCACTTGGTCGTATGGGCGCAACAAAGTCGAGATGCCGAACGGATCAACATGGGAAGTCCGCGCTGCAACTCCAAACCTTCACGGCGGGACTTACGATCTAATTGTTGTTGACGAAATTTGGAACGTCTCTGAAGAGGTCTACTTTGACGCGCTCCGCCCGTCGCAAATTGCGGTCAAGTCTCCGCTCCTTTCCTCTTGGTCAACTTCAGGCGATGAATCTTCAAAGACAATGCAGCGATTGCGCGAGTCAGCAATTGGCGCAATAGATCAGCAGAAACAGACCCGTCTTTACTTTGCCGAATGGAGTCTGCCGTCGGTTGACCCGAACGACGAAATCAATTGGGGCTACGCCAACCCCGCCCTCGGTCAGACCATCACCCTTGAGGCATTGCAAGCAGCTGCGGAAACTCCTGATCGTGCAGCGTTCCTCCGCGCTCACCTGAACTTGTGGGTCTCGTCGGCGGACGCTTGGATTCAGCCTGGCGTCTGGGACAAGTTGTTTACAGAATTTGACTGCCCAACAGGGGGCGTCCTTGCCGTGGATTCGTCAAGCGACAGTTCCAAGTACGTCGGCATTAGATGCGGACTTACCGAAGAGGGCAACATCATTGCGACTGTCCAGTTCTCTACTGAGTCCCTTAAAGAAATGTGGGTGCATGTCAATAAGGCAATGGACGACGACCCAAAGTTACGCCTCGCAATTACACCGGCACTTGACCTTCATACGCCAGAGAAGTTAGAACGGCGACGTCAAATTTTCGGCTACGCCGAGGTACTTAAATTTACAGGTCTGACGCGCTCGCTCATCCTCGAGAAACGCATCTACCACCGAGGCGAAGAACTGCTGGCAACTCATGTCAACCGCGCCGTCCTTGCCCGCGCAAACGGTCAAGTTGTCATCTCTTCCCAACGCTCCCCTGGCCCCATCGAGGCAGCGCGACTGCTCGTCGTTGCAGCCGCTTTAGTTTCCCGCCCGTCAAATACTGGACGCGCAGCAATGGCGTTCGGAAGGTAGTTGCATTTGCAACTAGTTTGTGGGAGACTCCAGTCGTGGCGTTCTTCTCCCGAAAAATAACTACCGCAGAATTTGCGTCGTCGCCCGTTAAGGCAGCTGCCGGAGTCGGCATGTCTGGCATTCCTCCGACGTACGCATGGACTAGCGGAGCCTTTGAGCAGATCGCCCTTAGTCTTCCGACTGTGTCGCGGGCGAGAGACCTTCTCGCCTCGACCATTTCTGGCCTTGAGTTCCGTCAGTACGTCAAGCAATGGAACGGTACTGAGTACGAAGAAATCTATGTGCCAAACGATTCTTGGATGGAAAATCCTGATCCGAAAGTTCCTCGCCAGTTTATTCTTGCCAACACGGTCACAGACCTTTGGATGACGGGTCGCGCGTTTTGGGCAGTCACTTCTCGTAATGCAACCGATGGACGCCCAATGAGTTTCGAATGGCTACCGTCCGCAAACATTCAGACGCCTTCGCAAGTTGGTCCACAGTTCTTTGGCATGCCAGATGAGATTGAGTTCAATGGCATCCAGTTAGACCCGAACGAAATCATCACATTCCTTGCACCGACGACTGGTCTTATGTATTCAGGTCGGCGCGCAGTCAGCATTGCAACGCATCTTGACCAGTACGCAGACCGCGCAGCAACCATTGAAACTGTCCCTGGTTATCTTCAGCAGACGGCAGCGGGCGAGACAATGTCCGGTGAAGAACTTGGAGACTTGGCTGCACAATGGGCGCAGGCTCGTCGCGAAGGCAATGTTATTGGGGCTTTAAATAATTACGTAAACTTCGTGGAGTACGACCAGAGTCCGTTGGAAACCAACGCTGCGCAACGCGAATACCAAGCACTCGACCTGTCCCGAATTTGCTCTGTCCCCGCTTACCTCGTTTCGGCCCCGACACCAGGCGCGTCAATGACTTATCAGAACGCTTCACAGGCTCGCCAAGATTTGTGGCTCTTCGGATGCCAAATGCTGGCTACGGCCATTACTTCACGTCTCAGCATGAATGATGTATTGGGTCGTGGACGCTTTGTCAAATTTGACACTGATGACCTTCTTGCCATTGGCGACATGCACGACGCATTAGTTGAACCACAAGTACCCGACCTCGAGGAGATTCCTTCATGATTAAGTTCACCGCCGTCCCCGTCACCCTTGACGCTGCAGCTGGAGAAGATGCACCGCGCACGATCACCGGCATTGCAGTCCCATGGGACACCGTTGCAAATGCCTCGGGAACGAAAGTTATGTTTAAGCGCGGAGCGTTTGACTTGAATGGCAAGCCCGCGCGACTTCTCGAAAATCACGACGGACGCCCAATCGGAATAGTCAACGAACTTATAGACCTTGACAATGGCCTTGGATTCTCAGCATCATTTGCACGATCTAAACAAGCCGACGACGTTGTTGAACTGATTCAGATGTCTGCATACGACTCGGTCTCCGTTGGTGCAGTACCGAAGAAATTTAAGTACGACAAAGACGGCGTCATGATTGTCTCGTCTGCTGATCTCATGGAACTCAGCGTTGTCACTAACGCAGCATTCCCCGACGCAAAAATAGAAAAAATCGCTGCTTCAGAAACCGACCCAGAAGAGGTTGAAGAAGAAGCAAACGAACCCCAACCCGACACAAGTCTCCAGGAGGAAACAATGTCAACAGAAAACCAAGTCGAAGCCTCCGCGCCCGACGCCATCCCAACATCACCAATCTTCGCTTCGGCAAAGAAAGAGTTCAAACTTCCTTCCGCTGGCGAATGGATCTCAGCACAGATGCAAGGTGGCGCAATCGCTGCCGAGTTCAACGCTCGCATCAAAGCCGCTGCTCCAGACGTAACAACGGCCGACCTTGATGGAATTATGCCATTGCCAATTTTGGCCCCAATTTATTCGGGAATTCAAGGCTTGCGCCCTGTCGTTGATGCAATTGGCGCTCGCCAAATGCCCGCATCAGGCAAGGTCTTCATCGTTCCAAAAATCACAACCCATACCTCAATCGGTGGGCCACAGACACAGAACACCACAATCACCGCTGGTCAGTTCATTGTTGATGACATCCAAATCACCAAGGACATCTACGGCGGATACGTCGAAGTCTCCGAGGCTTCAATTGACTGGAGTTCTCCAGAAGTTCTCACCGGACTCCTCGAGGACATGGGCAAAAAATACGCCCTCGCAACCGACAATGCAGCCGCTGACGCGCTTCTTGCAGGCACGTCACAGACAACAGGCAACGTCGCACCGACAGACCCTTCAGACTGGGTTGCAAAAGTTTACGCTTGCGCAAACACCATCCTCGCAAATGGCAACTACCTTCCAGACCACTTGTTCGTGTCTGGTGACGTATTCGCGCAGCTTGGAACTTTGAGCGACGACCAGGGCAGGCCGTTATTTCCACAGGTTGGCCCAATGAACGCATTCGGTTCAATGAATGCAGGTTCTCGTGAAGCGATTGTCTTCGGACTTCGTCTCGTGGTTGACACCAACTTTGCAGCAAAGACCACCATTGTTGGTGCAGCAGCAACTGGTGCCTTCCGTTGCTACGAACAGCAAAAGGGCGCAATCAGCTTGGACAACCCATCGACATTGTCTCGCACAATTGCATTCCGCGGATACTTCGCACCGAAGATGATTGACGCAAACCAATTCATGAAGATCCCTCAGGCTTAGTCCTGAGACACGACAGGGACTGAACGATGGCTACTTACGATCTCGCGTTTCATACGCGCCTCGATGGGTACGCCATTCTTCAGACCTTTGTTGAGACAGGCATACAGGTCGGCGACTCCGTAACAATCACAGGCGCAAGCCACGGATTCAACGCAACCGCAACCATCGTCTCAACACAAGACTTTGAATTCATCGGAGTATCTGACGAGGGCGACCTTCAATTTGACTCCGATGTAATTCGTCTTTACCAGTTCATGTATGTCAACGCAGGTTCGGACTTCACCCGTTCAACCGCTACTGGTGCAGTCACATTCACCCCGTCCGTTTCATGGATCAACGCAGCTGATGTCACCTCATGGTTGGGCATTGACGTGGCAACCGCTAACGACACAGCGTTCATTACGGTCTGCGTTAATGCTTCAAATAATTACATATTTCGGAAACGTCGCGAAGCGGGCTACACCGACTCGCAATCCACGGTGCCAGGTGCCGACGTCAAACTCGGCACAATCATGTATGCAGCAACCCTTTATCGTGAGCGCGGATCAGCAGACTCATTTGCCTCATTTGACGCCATGTCTTCTATTCCCATTCCCTCAACTATGGGACGCATCATGGCCCTCATTGGCTGCGGAAGACCACAGGTCGCATAATGGCTGCAACAGGAATCCTCGCAGACGCAGTCAACGCAATCTCAACGGCCCTAACTGCTCTTGGTCTTAAACCCGTTACAGACCCGCGCAACGCGCGACCAATGTCTGTCTTTATTGAACTCCCCGTCATGACCTCATGGACTTACAACGTCGGCGACTTTCGCATTCCTGTCCGCGTCCTTGCTGCACCACCTTCCAACAGCGACGCGGGCAACTATCTCATGTCAACCGTTGACACCATCATGAACTCGTCCATCGCAGTCGTAGACGCCCGTCCAGGCAACGCGAACTACGGCGGGCAAGATATACCCACATACGACCTCACCGTTGCAATAGCGGTGCGGAGAAACTAACCAAAGGAACACAATGGCGACAAGCACATTTCTATCCAACGCAACAATCAGCATCACCCAAGGTGCAACTACAACTGATCTCAGTGACCAAGCCAACGCTTGCTCAATCACCATTGGTCAGGACTCCCTCGAGTCAACCGCTTTCGGTGATACCGGACACCGCTTCACTGGCGGTCTCCAATCTGTTGAAGTGTCAATCACTTTCTTTCTCAGTTATGGCGCAACCGAGGTTGAGGCCATCCTTGCTTCATGCGTAGGCACAGGAACCACGATCTTGACAATCTCCCCATCAGGCACCACAGAGTCAGCGACCAACCCTGAGTACGTCATCACAAACGCAATGTTGGCGTCCTTCACGCCAATTAACTCCACAGTCGGCGAACTCGCAACCGTAGAGGCTTCCTTCACCGGTGGCACCTGGGTACGCGACATCACCTGATAAACAAAGAAATAACACAATGCAACTCACGCTCAAAGTCACAACCGACCAAACCACTTACGAAGTTAAAACCAACCTTTACGTCATCATCGCTTGGGAACGAAAGTTCAAACAAAAAGCCTCCAACCTTGCCACTGGCGTAGGT